TTTACACGCTCCAGCAGGATGCTTTGCTCATGGTAATAGTCCATAAGAAGAGTAACATCCTCTTTATCAAGCTTACTTAATTCGCTGAAGTAGGATTTAAACACTTTATCAGTCTGGTTTAATGCAATCTGTAAGCGAGGCCCCCCTAATGATTTGACATTAATGGCAAAAGGCTCGCCAACAAAATGCTCCGAATTTTCGTCAAAGCCAATATATCTCGTTTTATCAAGAAAAGTGAGAGCGCGATGGTTATTAGCGATTTCATATGCAAACATTGTTCTGATACTGTCCCTCTCAGCCTCCATGCTTATATCATCACGATGATTTGTATAAAATATATTTCCAACAAAGAGAACCATGGCAAGAATCACTGAACTTGCCTCCCAGTTAATATTTTTTAATCGTCGCTTAGTAAACATACCGCACCTTAATTATCAAAAATATTCCTTCAGTGTTATCTGGTTAGCCTAAACCAAGTCATTAAAGTCTGCAGGATATCATATACATAAAATGTATTGATTAGAATTTGCACTAATAAAATAATGCTTTACTAAAATCTACTCCAGACACAGAGCGGCCTGTCAGATTAGGCTTTACTCTGTGCCATAGATATGTTTGCTCACTCCAGAGATCATACAACTTATTGCGGCATTTCCGGCCATTCAGGATTTGCAGGATCCACACGACTGACCAGAACGCTGTAACGCTCCCATGCATCCAGTCGGCTACGCTCCTCATCTGTTGCCATGTTCAGTCTGACCGCGCGCTCCAGCGGCAAAATCACGGATTCAGCATCTGCAAGAAGTCTGGCTTTCCGGTTTTCTGCCTGCTGCAGCAATTCCTCTGCCGTATAAATGCGTTTAATCACTTTGCCGTCCTTAAACATCCAGCCCCCTGAAATGTCCGCCCGTCGGTTAGCAGTAATATCCGCCACTTCAACAACACTTAATCCATCCGGTCTGATAGCTGTCACATCCTTTTCCACATAGCGGATAATATTATCTTTGTCGTACGCTATTTTTATCGTGTCATCAGCAAAATACTTTTGTTCTTCGTACCAGTTCTTACCATCTTCTGAAAAAAACCAGACAACATCAAAACCCTTTGTCAATTGATATTGTTCAACCGTTTTTGGATTACCCGCCGTAATATTTTTTAAATGCTGCATAAATTATACCTGCGCCACGTTATACCATGTCCCGTTAATGTATTTCTGAACCGGCCTGTAATATACACCACCAATGTTATCGGCAGAGTTTGAGCCGGTATCCTGAACAATAATGCCGGAATATACACACCCGGACGGTGCCTGATGTGTCCATGTCATGCCATTGTTCGCAGGTTTGTATGTGGCAGCACCACCAAGCCGGATATCCCGGACATAGCGGGAATCAAAGTTACCGTAATCCGAGGGATTAACACGCCCCGTAATATTTATGGTTTTATTACTTTGAATACTTCCCGAGACAAAGCGCATAATATGGACGCTATTAGCATAAACATCCAGATTACCATCACCATTTTGTTTAAAGCCCGTGTCATTATCACCCAAAACAATCGAATTACCGCCAAGAGCACTGGATGTTCCTATACCCAGAGCACCATTCAATTGACCACCAGATAACGGCAGTGCACCGACATCTCCCGCTGTAGGTTTTCGCGTTGTGGTATAAAACTCAGACCAGTCAGCCTCGAATCCGTAACCGTCACGAGCAGAACGATAAAAAATACCGCCGTTCTTATAATTAACGCGGAACTGGGCGGCGGGACAACTTCCTTCACCGATATTAAAATGAAGAATTAACGTTGATGCCCCACCAGTAGTTGCGTTATAGGCTCCGCTACTCCAGTTCCACCCAACGGCTTTATCATTCGCAACGGTGTCTCCTGTTTTTCCTGAAGCAAATGCACCAATATTTTTCGGCGTCAAGTTAATATCTGATGTTCCATCAAACGAAACGTTATTAATTTTACGGGCTGTTTTCAGCTTTGTTGCTGTCGCCGCATTGCCGGACAGTTCACCAGAAAGGCCAGCACTGAATGTCTGTTTCGCGCCCCATGTCTGGGCTTCGTCAATGATTGGTACTCGTCTTGCTGTGATCGTGCGGCTTCCCGGATTTCCTGAAATACGCACCATAAAAAAGCGGTAGTTCGCTTTACTTACAGTGCTGCGCCATACATGCATTGAGCGCCCCGTACCGGAATCATCACTCGGACCAACTGCGATGTTTATCAGGTTGCCATCAATGACGCCCCAGTCCATACCGTCGGGAATGTTGGTCATGTTATCAAGCCGCACGGTTATCAGACTGCCCGGCACAAAATCGTAGGTCTGCCAGTCCAGACTGGATAGTTTTGCCACTGCGCCACCGATGCCCAGATTCAGAGGCAACGAAAAGGAGTTATATACTTCTCGCCATTCGGTCCATTTGCTCCCGGCGTAGACGCGCTCAAAAGTGCGTCCCTGTGTGGTTTCTGATTTCCCTGTGGTTGTGTAACGCTGCCAGACAGACACACCATCAAAACGTCTGATTACTTCCAGTATCCCAAGTAGTGTCGCGCCAACGGTGTCCAGCATCGGACCGTTTGTTGCCTTTCCTGTAACACTGTAAATACCGGGGTCGGTTAGAACATTTAAATCACCTTCGTAATAACGACTCTCTGACTGATGACCGACTCTTAACCACGGTTCCCACTGCGGATTTGATGCATCCCAGCTTGCCGCAAGACAGCGGACATACATATTTCCACGGCGAGTGGTATAACGTTGCGTTCTTCCATAATTTCCGCCTTCGAGGATCTCAAGCATCCCCTGAGCAAAGCCGCCTTCCTCTGGATAATTGCGTTCATATGAAGCTATAGCTGAGCTACTGTTACGCCATAAACCAAGATGCTCGGCGGCTCCAAGCGTATTCAGGTCTATAGTCGTACTCAAAGGGCGGGTAGCAGATTGAGTGTGACGCCATACGCCCCACGGACCATCAGTGCCATTCCACCTATTGGCGAGTTTACGCATGTATACATTGCCGTCTCTCGTGGTAAAGCGTTGCGTACCTGCAAAATTGCCGGCAGCAAAAACCTCAAGCACACCGACAGCATTATCTTCCGGGAAATTTTTCTCCAGTGTTGCGTTGGTGGATGTTGCTTTAGACCAGATACCTGAATAAGCCTTAACAGGACCAAACGTATTCAGATCAGCATCAAGCGGCATTTCGCCATTGTTTTTCATAAACGTCAGGCTGGTAACGCCAACATTGTCCAGAAAAGCTGATTTATCCTGGATATCTGCACCGTTCTGATTTTTCGCCAGACGTGAATTTGCGTTGTCATTCGCAGCCTTGACCGCTTTTGGCGTTGCCGCCAGCTTTTCACTGGTGCTGTTTGTTGCACTGCTTAACTGAGTAAAACCTTTTTCTGTCAGCGTGGCGTCAGGATGGCGGCGGGACTGCTCATGCTCTGCGATTTTGTCATCGACGTAATCCTGCGTAGCCATCACTGTGCTGGCATCAATACTCAGCTCAACGGACGCCACGTTGCTGAGAATAATAACCATGCGGCAGGTCTGCGCACGTCCGGAGCCTTCAGCCAGTTCTGGCTTATAGCTTTCTGCCATGTTGGATACCGCAATCAGTGTTCCGGCATCGTCATACAGACCAAGCTCACGCATCCAGAAGCCGCCCACTTCTGGCGGAACAACCAGTTCAGCCACAATATAGTTTTTATTCTTATTATCCACACTGACTTTATTCAGAGCGTGACGCCAGACCTCATGCACCAGTTTCGTCTGACCGGCATCCGGCACCGGTAATTTGCCATTACCGTCACCCACGGCCATTGCAGACAGGTTTACTTTTTTCCCGCCGGGGACAGTGGCGGCAGCCAGCTTTGCGGCTCCGGCAGTAGTGATAACGGTTTTAAATTTCGTGCTCATTGTTTCTCACTTATCCGGGATAAACAGTAATAACATCACCATCACAGACCACACCGCCTGTATACAGATAGCCGGGAATGTCCTGGATAATGTTCAGACCGATAAGGTGGCGACTTGCGGGTTTGGCATCGGCAATCAGCCGTTCCATTTCCAGATACATCTCCTCCGTGATGCCGCTTTCCAGCACACCGATATCAAGGCGAAAGGTGCCGGGCGGGTCGTTTGTCTCCCACCATTCCTTTACGTTAATGAGATAGCCGAGCGGCTCCACCACACGCCGGATTGCGCCTATAGTGCCTTTATGACAGTGGATGAAATAGGCATCGCGAATAACGGCGCGTTTTGTCGCTTCCGGCCACTTTTCATCCCACCTGTCGACCGAAAACGCCCATGCCAGCCACGGCAGCAAATTTGCCGGGCAGGTGTCCGGGTTCCACTGCTCACGAATCCTGACCGGCGTTTTTTCAATTTCCGCACAGGCTTTTGCGGCAGCAACTTCAAGCGGTGATGAGCCGGTCGGCAGCAGTCGCGAATCACTCATCCGAGCCTCCGGTCACGACGCGGTATTCGGTGCAGAAAGACGCCTGCGTACTGTTGAGCACGATGTCGGCCAGTGGTGCGGCCAGTTCGACACGCTGCACGCCTTCCACATGCAAAGCGGCATAAATGGCAGACAGACGGATGTCGCGCCCCAGCCGGTGCTGTGCCGTGATGTATGCTTCCAGTTTTTTCACGGCGGCCGCGCGGATGGGTTCACTTTCGGGACCAGGGTAAAGGTAAAGCGTGGCGTTTATCTGGTATTCAACAATGGCGGCAGACTGCACGGTCACGCGGTCGGCCACCGGTCTGACGTCCTCGCCATTCAGGGCGTTACGCACCACCGCCAGCAGGTCTTCGGATGCGACACCGTTATTCTCACGTGACAGCACAGAGATGGTGACGCAGGCCGGAGACGGACTGGTGACAGAGATATCCGCGACACGCCCGTCAGCACTGCGGCCATGATACTGATAGGCACCCACCGACCCGGCGACGCTTAAACCTTCAAACGCCTGCTGAATACGCAGACGATAATCGGTATCAGATTCCATCACTGCCGGTGTCGGCGGGATAGTCGAATCATCTGCCGGGGTGATAGTCAGACGCGTGGTGTTGTAATTGGCACCAATCACATCAAGGTCATTACCCGCGGCACAGGCCAGCATCACCGCCCGTGCGGCCTCATTCACACGCTGACGCCAGATAAGCTCACGATAAGCATTTTCCTCCAGCAATTTGACGAGAGGCTCGGATTCCAGCGTCAGGGTACGGCGACCGCCTCCTGCTGGTCTTCCGGGTAAAGGGAAATCAGTGTCGCCTTGCGTTCGGCGAGAATGGTTTCAAAGTCCAGCTCCTCGACCACATCCGGTGCGGGTAGCTGGTTCAGGTCGATAATCGGCATGGTTTCAACTCACAGGGATGGTTAACGAAAGTGGCTGGCCGGTGTCGTTGTGCTGGCCGGTTAACGTGACCGTCATTCGCCCGTCAAAACTGCGCTCAGTGGTGACGGATGACAGGGTGACGCGGGGTTCCCATTTCAGCACCGCCATGTAACAGGCGACCTTAATCTGCAACTCAAGCGCCGGGGTCTGCGGCTGGTCAATCATTGACGCCAGCAACGAGCCGTAATCACGACGCATCACCCGCGAGCCGACCGGTGTGCGCAGGATATCGCCGATACTCTGGCTGATATGCTCAAGGTCAGTGACAGTCAGGCCATCACTGCAATTCATTCCGAGATAACGCGCTGTCATAGAGGGCTCCCGGTTGTGCCGCCGCTGTCGCCGGGGTGTTTATGGGTATGCAGTACCTTACCATTTGATGAGAGTTCACCGCCGGTGTGTTCAATGTTGCCGCGCATCGTCCCGCCCTTCTGTACTTCCAGCGTGCCGGTAATCAGCCTGTTGGTGCAGACCACCTCCGGTGTGTCCAGGGTGATGCGAGTTGACGCTTTCACCATGACCACCGGCACCGTGGCGATAACAGAATCAGAAGCCGTCACGCTGGCCGTTTTAATTCCGCTTACCGTCAGTGCACTGGTTTCAGGTTCATACTCAATCACCGCCCCGTCAGGGAAACGGATGTACAGGGCATCCGCCGACGCAGACGGCGCGGGGTTATCACCGGAATAAATCCCCGGCAGAACAAACGCCGTGTCGAGTTCGCCGCCCACGGACAGAATCAGCACCTGCTCCCCCACCGAAGGTGCCCACCATGTGCGTGAACGTCCGGCACGATGAGTCAGCCACTGAAGCCAGTCGGTGCACATGCCGCCGGTCTGCACACGGCAGCGACCGGCATTAAGGTCGGTTTCGACGATAATGCCGGTGCGAATCATGTTGCGCAGTGCGCGCGCGAGTTCCTGAATATTTGCGAGAGTGTTCATAACGGGAAGGATGCCGCCGGGTCATACCGTCGGCAATGTGACGATGAGGTGTCGGGAATGGCACAACTAACGGTCAAGGTGAGCCTGGATAATCTCTTCAATCATCTGCACATCCTCACCGGTAAAGCCGAGCAGAGGACGCGCCGGATAATCAATCTTCTTACCGTCTTTCCGGTTTTCTTCCGACAGACCGAACTGATGCACACTGGCGATTTTCGGTGACTTTCCGCCGTAAAACTCCATTGAGGCCTGTTCAGGGCTGGCGCGGATATGCAAAAAACGACTGGTGATAAGTTTCGCAAACATTTTTCGCTTAACGCGACCGGTCTTTTTTCTGGCGCTCTGCTGCTGACGTGGCGCGTAGGGTGTGCCGTCCGGGGCTTTCTGTGCCATCACCCGACGCTGCTGACTCTGCCGCAGACGCTTCGCCAGTTCGGCACTCAGTCGCCGACGCCCTGACGGTGACAGCGATTCAATCAGTCCGGTCAGCCGGTCTTCAAAACGCTTAAACTCATTCATCCCACTTGCTCACCAGTTCGCCATTGATATACAGCTCCATCGGGCGGGTGACCGGCTCCGGCGGCGGGGGTTCCGGGATATTCTTCACATGCAGTGCGCCGTCCACCTCACTGACCAGCGTGCGCTCGGTCAGCATCAGGCTGATGCTGATATCAAAGCTGCTGTCATTGTTGATGTCTGCATAAAACGTGAAGCCCTTTTTCTGACCTTCGTCGGTGGTCATGATGTCGGGCTGATTTTCCCGCAGCCACGCCAGCACCGGCACGATGAGCAGGTCAAAATCACCGGTAAAGTCGGTCACAATGACATTGAGCGTGTAACGCTTTTCGAATGACAACGACGCCGCCAGTGTGGAGGCAATACTCCCGTTATCCACGAATATCCGCAGCATATCGGGGTTAGTTTTCAGCACCGTGACGGCATCAGTCAGCGCCCTGCGCAGGCTGTCGGGTTTGAGCATCGTTTTCGTCCTGACAGTGTTTAATCATTTTTACCTGGCTGGCACAGCGCGCCAGCGCGTTCTCAAGCTGCCGGATATCGGCACTTAAATCACCGTTCGTCTCCGGGTCGCTGCCCGGCATCGGGCAAAGACTCACTTTCGGGCAGGCGTTGTGGACAATCACTGGCATCGGTGCAGGCGGGGCGCTGGTGCAACCGGCGCACAGCATCAGGCAGGTCAGCGCCGTACCAGCGGCGAAAATCTTCGTTTTCATTCAGTAATCTCGTGATGGTTTTCTCGCGCTGTGCTTCACGCTTCGCGGCGTTCTCCAGTTCCTGACGCAGTACCACCTGCGCCAGCTCGTTTTTGTCTGCTCTGGTGAGGGCAACATGAAGCTGATTTTTCAGCATGGTGATGGTCGTCTGCTGCCCGCTGGCGACGTTGTTCGCCCTGTCCAGCGAGGCGCGCAGGCTGGCGTTTTCATGCTTCGCCAGAAACAGCCCCGCCACCGCCAGCGATAACAACACAACCATCACAATCATCAGCCTTGACATGGTTCCCGCCCCTCAAGACGCTGACGGCAGGCCGTGCGTATCAGCCGGAAAAACAGCGACGCCACGAGATAAATCAGCGCGGTAAAAATCCACCCGGCAGCGACCAGCGAGATAAATGTCGCCACCATCACAACCAGAGCCGCCGCCCGTCTGCGCCACGGCACCGGCTGCAAAAACAGCGACGTGACAATCTTCACGGCCAGCGATTCCGGCGGCAGCTCCCGCCCGTAGCGTTCCAGCACATACTCAGTGGCATACACGCCGACACCACCGGCAAACACACAGATAACCATCGCCAGAATCGCCCATGCGGCGACAAAACTGACGGCCACGCTCTGCGGGTAAATCAGGGACAGTGCCAGCATCAGCGCCAGCGACACGTTCAGCATCAGTGAAAGGGATAATTTCTTCATGGTGTTTACTCCGTTTAAGCCGGTACGCCGCCAGCGGTACGCCAGACGGTGACCAGTTTTTCCAGTGAATGCTCACGCTGACCGTAACCGGCACCCGGCAGGGACGCCCAGATATTGCGACAGCGTGAAATGGCGCGCTCAATACATCCCGCCCGGATGTCATCCAGCGCACCGCGTTCGCGGATCAACTGAATGGCGAGTCTGTCCTGTGACAACGGACTGAAATCCGGCAGGGCAAGCTGTTTGCGGTAATGCGGCCAGAACAGGTAAAGCTGCTGATAGCGACCGGAGGCCGTGGATTTTTCACCGCGACGGTTAAACACCTTCGCCGGTCGGCCATGCGCGAACGGGTGGTCACTGTAGTCGGTGAAAATTTCCGGCTTCCCGTCCAGTCCGGTGACTATCACGTCATAGCCCCGGTTTTTCGTCAGCGGATGATTCGCCGTCCCTTCGGACACGGCCAGCATGTCGAGAAAGGCGGCGATATTCTGATGCGTGTTAATTACCGGCATTACGGTTTCCCCCTGCCCTTAAAACGGCGCTGAATGGCAATCTCAATCACCTGATAACCGGCGATACCCAGCATGGAGCCGATGCCGCACACCGCAGGCAGTGACAGGTCAGGAAACTGCACCAGAACAACACCGGCAACCATCGAGACAAAACCACCGAGCAACATGCGCCCGATAAACAGACGCGGGGTGATGGGTTCACCACCGGCAAGCACCTTGCCGACAACAATCAGCACCCCAATCATGAAAAGCGACAGGACGCTTTTTTCTTCTGCTGTCATGCGTTACTCCCACAGATTGACAGTTTCAGCCACGGGCGCGGTCTGAACGTCGGGCAGTTCGACGGCGGTGCCGTGCGGCAGCACCGCACCCAGTTCAGCCAGTCCCGGATTTGCGGCGAGCACGGTCTCAACCACGCCCTCAGTGCGCCCGTAATACCGGACACAAATGGCGTCGAGCGTGTCGCCCTGTAGCGCAAAGGTCTTCATCAGATTTGACTCACGATGCAGCGCGGCTTGTCCTGGATACGCGCCACCGCCCAGCGCATATCCCGCCACAGCTCATCAATGGTGCTGTCTATGCTGTCGGCCTTTTTGTCGCCTTTCGCACTGGCATCCACGCCGCGATAACGCTCATAAAGCGACGCGGTCGCCATCGCACACACGGCGCGCCCGTAGTAAAAAACTTTGATGCTTTCACCGTCGATGTCGTCCGCCGGGACGTCCGCCAGACGNNTANCATCGCGACGGGCACTGGCCTTCTGGCGGAACAGTGCTTCTGTCTCTTTCTCGCCTTTCAGCGCCGAGATGTTGGCGATGGCGCTCTCCAGTTTAAACAGGAAGGCATTCAGATCGATGGGGATGAACTGGGTGGTACGAATGCTCGCCAGACGACCAGTATCACGCAGCCAACGGGAAGAGTAATCCCAACCGGAGGCCGCCCCCGCACGTAAATCGCGGTACACCTCGTTAGGCGGGCGACCAGAATGTTTCGCGGTTTCAACGTCCTCAAGCCAGGATTCGTCACGCGGCGTGTCGCGATCGTCCCAGTAACGGTTGAGCAGCGAGCCGTCCGGCATCCGCACAACATGGCGATAGGCCTGATTAGGGATCAACGATTCTGCACCGTCCATCCAGAAGGCATATTCCATTTTCAGGTGGTCGAGATAGCGGCGCGCGCCGCGTACACCATCTTCTTCAAACAACTCCACCATCAGCGCAAAAACCGGTGGTTGCGAGCGGCTCAAATAATAGGTGCGGTTGCCGTTGGGGATGTGGCCGTAGTTTTCGATCATCCAGGCGAAGTTATCGGCCATGCATTTCAGCAAATCTTCCCGACCACTTTCCGCCAGCCCCAGCATGGTGAAATAGGAATCCCAATAGTAGGTTTCGCTAAAACGGCCGCCCGGGACAATATATGACTGCGGCAGCGCCAGCAGAGAAGACCACGGAATGTGATCCTGTGGTTCACGGGTTAGCACCGGCCACAGCTGGTCGATATGCTCTTTCAGGGAATTTTGCGGGTCCGATACATACTCGCTGGAGTAGACCTCCGGCAGCCAGAAGTGGTTTTCAACAAACTTGCGCAAGTCAAAATCACGATGACGGCGCACTTTACGGTAGCGGATTAAAATATCCAGCGGGTCCATTTTGGGTGCGCAGTCGGGAAAGGTTTTACTGTCGGGGAAAATTTTCGCCGACTGAACATGCTCGAACAGTTCGAGATAGCGATCGGCAGGCGTCAGCGCATCAGAGGCGGGCAGCCCTTCAATCATCTCGGGTTCCGGTTCTGCCTCGATCATCTCATCCAGTTTTAATTCATACGGGTCCAGCTCATAGCAGAGATCGACCTCGATCATCAGTTCGTCTGGATTAGGGTTTTGAATTTTCTGATTGAGCATAAGGATCCGACCTCCGAAATTCGTCGCTAATTATCGGGCTTTTCTTTAAGGGTAGTCATTCGCTCCGCCTGGTGGGCGACAAAGCGTGCGGTGGATCACGTTTATTAACCTGCCAAAAAATATAACGCACTAATATCAATGGAATTTATAAAAATACGGATTTCGTGTTGTTTTTCATTTTCAGAACATTCAATCCTGCTCTCGCCGCAATCATGATATGCCATTCCTGATCTGGGTAATAGGCACTGGCTATCTTATTGATAGTTTATATTCATGTAATTGATTGATTCCTATCAAAAAGCATATCTCCCTGTTTTTTATGATGGCTTTGTCTCGCAGAGACGTTTGCAGCATTCTGGAAAATTTTCTGGGTCACAATAACTCACCACCGTGAGGGAAGAATAATGAAAATGGTCTCACGTATTACCGCGATCGGCCTGGCTGGCGTCGCGATTTGCTATTTAGGGTTATCTGGTTATGTGTGGTACCACGATAATAAACGCAGTAAACAGGCCGATGTTCAGGCATCTGCTGTCAGTGAAAATAATAAGGTTTTAGGCTTTCTCCGCGAAAAAGGATGCGATTATTGCCATACGCCTTCGGCAGAATTACCTGCCTATTATTATATTCCCGGCGCGAAACAGTTGATGGATTACGACATAAAGCTTGGATATAAATCTTTTAACCTCGAGGCCGTGCGTGCGGCTCTGCTGGCTAATAAACCCGTTTCGCAAAGCGATCTGAATAAGATTGAATGGGTGATGCAGTATGAAACTATGCCGCCAACGCGTTATACCGCGCTACACTGGGCGGGTAAGGTGAGTGATGAAGAGCGGGCGGAAATACTGGCCTGGATTGCAAAACAGCGCGCGGAATATTACGCCAGCAATGATACTGCTCCGGAGCATCGCAATGAACCGGTGCAGCCCATCCCGCAAAAACTGCCTACCGATGCGCAAAAAGTGGCGTTGGGTTTTGCGCTGTATCACGATCCCCGTTTATCGGCTGATAGCACCATTTCATGCGCTCATTGCCATGCGTTGAATGCGGGGGGCGTCGATGGCAGAAAAACATCGATTGGTGTTGGTGGCGCAGTTGGGCCGATTAACGCGCCGACGGTATTTAACTCAGTATTTAACGTTGAGCAGTTCTGGGATGGTCGTGCGGCAACATTGCAGGATCAGGCTGGTGGACCGCCGTTGAACCCGATTGAAATGGCGTCGAAATCCTGGGACGAAATTATTGCTAAGCTGGAAAAAGATCCGCAGCTTAAAGCGCAGTTCCTCGAAGTCTATCCGCAAGGTTTCAGTGGCGAAAATATTACTGATGCCATTGCTGAATTTGAGAAAACATTAATTACGCCGGATTCCCCATTTGATAGATGGTTGCGTGGAGATGAGAATGCTCTGACGGCGCAACAGAAAAAAGGCTATCAATTATTTAAAGATAATAAATGTGCAACTTGTCATGGTGGTATTATTCTCGGCGGACGTTCCTTTGAACCGTTGGGGCTGAAAAAAGACTTTAACTTTGGTGAAATTACGGCGGCGGATATTGGTCGTATGAATGTTACTAAAGAAGAGCGTGATAAATTGCGTCAGAAAGTACCCGGTTTACGTAACGTTGCTTTAACGGCACCGTACTTCCATCGCGGTGACGTGCCGACGCTGGACGGGGCGGTGAAACTGATGCTGCGCTATCAGGTAGGCAAAGAGCTGCCGCAGGAGGATGTGGATGATATCGTCGCTTTCCTGCACAGTCTGAACGGGGTTTACACGCCGTATATGCAGGATAAACAATAATTAATTTGATCGCCCGAACAGGAGTGTTTGGGCG